CTGTTGCTGGTTGAATGCCTTCTGCTGCTTCAAACTCTTTTTTGATATTTTCTTCGTGATTACTCATGTTATTTGTTTTTTGTTAATTGTTTTTCTGGTGAAGTTTCTTCTACGATATGTTCAACAATAATGTTTCTAACATATCTTGAAATGGGAATCGGTCTAATACCAGATTCCATTGATTTTTGAATGATAATAGTATTTAAGTTATCTTCATCCTCGGGTGTTAAAAGAACCTGTAATTTTTTTGTTAATTTCTTTTTTTGAGGAATCATTTCCTGGACACTTTCGTTATACCCAAACTTAGGATTATCAGATTTGAATTTTTTAATCCAAAATTCAACCCGATCCATTATAATACCTAAAGACTCATCTGCATCAAAACGTTCTAACACCTCTCTCTTAAATGAAGTTGTGCCAAAATCTTTTACAGCTCGCTTAATGTATTTTCCGGTACCTAGATTATTAGGATTATCATTAATTGCATATCCTACATAGGTTTTCCCATTGGATATATTTTCTACTTTAAATATAATCATGATCTATAGATTATGTATTCTATATTATATATTAGAGATAAGACAAAAAAACTGGCCCTAGGGCCAGTTTTGTTAAATGTTTAGTTTTAGTTGTTTGGAGCTCCAACGTTTTCTTCAACCCAATGGTCACAACGATAAGTCATTGATAACTGGGCAGCATCGGCTGTTCCATAATCTAAAGAATCGATAAAGTCAGGTGCACCAGTTGGGAAGATGTCCTTACAAGTAATCTTTCTGAAGATATCTCCTGCACGGTTATATTGAACAATGATCATACTTCCTACATAGTCTTTCTTTAATCCCATTTCACCAGTCAATGGATCATAGATTAATTTATACCAGTTTCTCATGGTATTATAGATGTAGTTTTCATTTGCATCATTTAAGTTCAAGGTAAATGCGATAGTAAGATCTACGAAAGTCTGACCAGGCATACCTGCAAAAGAACGGTCTGCAAATTTATATTTTTGACCAATTGCATCTACTGAAGGGTTTAATGCATTTAAACCTCCAACAGATATAACGTGTTCAAGGATCAAACCAGTATCATCACCATTTGGGGTAAAAAGTGTTACCTCAAATAGGTTAGGCTGAATTGGTTCATATCTGTTATTACTTGCCTTTGATTGTGTGTAATGTGGTAATGGCATAGCTTAACTTATTTTTTTATTTATTCTTTCTTTCTTTCTTTTTATTGGAAGTTTCCTGAACTAATTGCTCCAGTTCTTAAAATAGTGGTTCTTTGAACCAAAATTTCCATTCCTCTTACTGGTTCGATGTAAGTATCTAAGATACCAACATTTTGATCAATAACTTCAGGTGTATTATTTGTTTCATCCATTACGTTTCTGAAGTCATATACACCATCGTCATTTTGAACTGTTGATAAGAAGTTATCAGCAAGAGTTTTAATTTCCAATCTTGTTTGAGCAGTATTGAACTCAAATAAGTAATTCTTAAGAATTGCCTCAATACCATCTTGGATGTAGATAACAACCTCTCTTACATTAATTGAACTTAATGCAGATTTTGGAGTTTGTTGAGCAGTTTTATTTGCGAAGATAGTTGGACCAGTTCCACTTTGGAAAATAATTGGATTCAATCCAAATGGTTCTAAGTATTCTCTATCTGATAGGTCAAGATTAATTTCTAATCCTACCACTCCAGTTCCACCTACAACACCTCTACGAACACCTGCAACTAAAGACCAAGGTAATGCATTTTCATACTTTGCAATAAAGTTATTTGATACATAAGCAGCAGGAGGAACGTTAATGTTCTTTCCTAAATCCCTTACAGTAATGAAAGGATAATAGAATGCTCCCCAGCTTCCACCTTGTGTATTAGAAGGTAATGAATATCTAACAGTTGGATTCTTAGAAAGATCTCCACCAGTAGAAATAAATCTAGAGGATAGTGCTCCAGTCGCATCCACAAATGAAGGATCTACGTTAGCCTTAAAGTCTTTTGCAGAAGGTGCATTAACAATTGCAAATGCATTCTTTCTAGTTTGACATAGGTTAGTGTAGATTGCCTTAGATCCACTTTCAATACCGTTACCGAAGGTATCAACCAAATAACGGAAGTTAATTGTTTCTCTGTCAGTTAATGCTTTAAATAGATTTGTTCCACTTAAAGTTCCATTAAGGATAGCATTTTGACGATCATTTGTTCCGTTAGGTACATGTTTGTTAACATCTAATACAAATCCATCGAGAGTAAAGATGTTTAGGTAATCAACCCATGTATCAATTGGATAATAAAGTTCAACCTTCTTAATAGAATTTACGGTTGTAACATTTATCTCAGATTGACAAGTTACAAGTAATGCAGTAGTCCCTACTGGAATAGTTGGGAATTCATTATTTGTTTTACCACCCTGAACCTGATTAATTCTTGTTAATCTTGAGTGTGGTACTGCAACATTACCTTCAAAATGTAAAAGATAATTTCCTACAGCCACAGCAGCAGCATCAGGGTTAGTTGTTGCAATAAGTACTTGGTTAGGCTTAAGTGATGGTTCAGATGATGAATCTGATATGATATCAATTGAGCGATTAAGAGATCCTTTAAGTGTTTGGATATCTAAAGTATTTAATGCGAGTGCAGATCCATCAGAGTTTAAGAAGAATCCTGTGTTACTGTCCATATTAAACTGAGATCTTGGTGTAACATTTACAAAAGAATCTTGTTGATATGGAGTTATTCTAACACTTGGTAAGTAATATGCAGGATCAGAGATTGCAAATTTTGTACTTACAGAAGCAGGTACACCAGTATGAATGAATCCGTAACCAGCAGCATTAAATACTAAATAAGAAGTATATTGATTTGCTCCGTTTTGCCATACTGCCTCATCACCATCAGTAAGAGTTCCGTTAGAGAATGCGCTATAAAGAGAACTTCCGTAAGAACCTATAACATTTGCATTTGTATTTGCAGTTTCAAATTCATGAACCGTGAATCCAAAATCTTCTTCATTTACATAAGTATATGTAGTTCCTAATGTAGTTGGAAAATCTCCAGCCACAATACCACCTACACTGGATAAAACCACAGTAACAACTGTGTTTGTAACATTTACAGAAAGTACAGGAACATATTTAGCACTAATTGCGCCTTTAATATATGAACCTACAGCAGAAGGTGTATTTGCAGCCATACCAGCAAATGCATCATATAAAGGATTCCCTGCAGAACCAATTACAGAAATCTGGATATTTCCACCTGTCAATGTATTAACAGATACAACATCACCAGTTGAAATCGTTGCAGTGTTTACTCCTTGTGGAGCTCTTGCGTAAGCAAGGTCAGATACAATAGCTTCATGATAAGATAGGAAATTAACATCATCCTGAATTCCAGTTGCCTGGGCATATTCAATATTATGTCCGATTAGGTCAATACCACCTTTTACTCCGTCAATTAAAAAATCTCCGCTAAACAGATCTTCGTTAACGGCACAGAATAGGCCAGTGGTTGCAGTATCAGCATTGATTAATTTTTCAATGAATAGGTTATTACCAATAAGATCTACAAAATCAGGAATTAAACATGCAGTATAAGTTGCAATTAAGTTTACTTCTGATTCATTGAAAAACTCTTGTAATTTAGTATCAGTTGTATCAGATGCGAATTTCTTTCTCTGAATACCTTTAGTTGGGTTAAAATATTGTTGGAATGTAGGATCGGCAGTAAATCTGTCATAAGGCGTAGCAGAACCGAAGTCTCCACCGAAGTTACCTTCAATGACAAATACATCTACCATAAAATCAGAGATTAAACTGTTTTTATCTAAGAATCCTGGAACATTTGCAGTTCCGTACCATTCTTCAACAGTAACATTAAAACTAGCAACATTATCATTTGCGGCTTTTCTAACAATTACTGATACTGGATTTTGACCTAAGTTAACAAAATCCAAAAGATCATTAGTAGTTAAAGAGCTAAGTGTGTTTCTGTTTGCTCCAACATTATCTAGGAATGCATCGCTGTCAGGGAAAAAGAATTTGTCCCTGTTATAAAATTTTTGATATTCTCCAGAAGCACCTGCATTATTTTGAGCTTCTGGTGTAGCAGCAGTACCTAATTTAATGTAATCTACATTATCATTAGAGTCTAATGCTAAAAGGTTAAGGGCTAAAATTGGTCCTCTTTCTAATGCAGCTAAGCAGCTTCTATGAAAGTATGAATCCTTTCTTTCGAGGTTTCTGTCAATATCTCCAAATACTTGCTTAAAAAATGCAGTATCTGGTACAAAAACTGGGGTATTAAAAGGACCTTTCTTAGAAAAACCAACAATTAATCTTGTTTGGTTTGCAGGAATGCTAACAACTTGACTCTTGTCAAATTCGAAGCGGTAGGTACCTGCGGCTTTAAGAGAAGCGATTCTTGGATCTAGTGCCATCTTGTATTATATTTTTTTTATTGCTTTTTTTATATATCCACGGCATAGCCACTTTTCTACACAAGATCATAAATATCGTAATTAAGATTTCCTCCCTTAGAGTCCTTTTCTAAGATCTCATCAATCTTAATTTGTAATGATTCATCAACAGTATCATAAATCTCTTCGACAAAGTCAGAGAAGTCTAAAGTAAAGAAAAATTCTGAACTATTTATGCTAGTCATTATAAGATCATCATGACCTAATTGACCTGCATAACTACCATTAGGCATCTTACCAAACGTAGATGCTTCATATACAGTTTTCTTATCTTTAATGATAATCCGATTTTGAGTTATGTATTTCTTAAAGTTTTGGCAAAAGATAGGTTTATTATCTTTTTTAATCTTAAGACCAAAGTTTTTGGTTCTTGCATCAATACGATGTTTAAACTTAACTACCATCTCTTCATCAAATTCATTTCTTTGAGGAAATACAGTTTCAAGTCTCTTAATTAATTCACCCCCAAACATATTCCATTCAATTATCATTTTTACGTTTTCTGAATGAAACATATCAAATGCTAAGATATAAACGGCTTTTGCGAATTCTTCAATAGTATGTTCATTACTTCTAAATCTTCCAACCTGTCTAAGTCTAAAAAAGTCTACGAATGATCCAGGGGATGTTATTCTTTTCCAATCCTGTTCATCCATAATTTCAATCTTAAAGATATTTATAATTGAATAGTCTCCACCGTTTCCTTCTGCGATGTCAATTGAAAATACCCAATAATTAGTATCTTCTTCAATCTCATCAAGACTAAAATCAGGATCCCATAATAAACCTTCATATTCAATACTCTCATCTTCAAACTCAGGCAACTCTCTGTGAACAAATTCCTTTTGATTCTGCTGAAGTTTTTTAAGACTATCTGCACCAAGTAATAGAGAAGAACTTGCTATGAACTGATTTCCGTATTGTCTGTTAAATGCTTCTTCTGAACCAAGGTTAGCAACTTCTTGTCTCATCCATGCCTCATCTCTGCCAGGTACATCCCACCAATCTACTCTAAACGGTGAGTATTCGTTTAATCCCTTTTCAGCTGACGAGTAAATATCATAAAACTTATTGAAGCCATTAGGTGTACTTGTAATAATTACCTTTGAATTTGAAGAAGCAGATACAGTAGGATAAACGTTTTCATAGAATGTTTCCACAAAGTTTTGTGGGATGTGAGCAAACTCATCCATAAATAGCAAATGAATGGTAAAACCAATCGCAGCTTTCTTTGTTGTAGTTTGTCCAATAATACGACAGCCGTTATCAAATTTTGAATTAAATACATCCCACTTAATAACTCCTGGCTTTAAAAAGAATGGTAAGTGTTCAAGAATCGTTTTTCCTTTATCAATAATTTCACGAGTAGTTGCACCTTTGTTAGAAAGTACAAGTGAATTTTTATCAAAATTAAATAATGAATACCATGCAATAAAAATTGATGA